TGCTGATATTAAGCCTTATATTAAACGTCAGAAGTCTTATGAAATGACAGTTAAGACTAATGCGTTTGCAACTATGGTTGCACATGGTATCAATGGTCTTGATGCTATACAGAGTATTAACTTCTTCGATGATCCTTCAGAGGTTTGGGAGAGAAGTAAAGATACTATTGAGAAGTATCAGGAAAAGACATTTGGTGAAGAACCTGTACAGGAACAGATTGAGGTTGATAAAGAGTTATCTAGTGATAGGGTAACGGATCAGATTGAGAATAGCCCAAATATTGATTAAGAACAGAACTCCCCACGCTTCTCAACGATGCGGACCATGGGGAGTCATCTGATAGGTGAAATATGGCAATACAGAACTTCGATGAACTGAATATTATCAAGCGTAGGTCGATGCCATATAAAGAGTATTTCGGTGATATGGAACTGACACCAAAACAGAAGAAAGAAAGAGAAGATTTAGCCTTAATCTTAGAGGATTATATAATGCTTTTCTTTGACTTGATACAGAGTGGTGCTAGTGCAACAACCGTACAACAGGAAATGACATATGAGCTTTACAAACTGATAGATGAAGATGGCTATTTTGAAACTGATGAGCAGCTAGATAAGTATATTGCTGAGACAGTTAAGAATACCTATCAAAGTACAGTTGATAACCTTGCTTTATATCCAAATGATGTCTCTGAATATGACATCGAGAAAGAAGATACTACAAACTATTGGGTATCTGATGATAGGGCGATGTTTATAGCTGAGAATGAATCGAACTTATTGTTCAATTCTAAGGAATATAAAGAGGCTAAAGAAAAAGGATATACGCATAAGATTTGGATGGCTTACCCAGATAACAGAGTTAGACCTACTCATGTAGATGCGAACGGTCTTAAAGTACCTATTGGATCATACTTTGAAGTTGGCGAAGCTCTTATGCTTTATCCTAAAGATACGACAAGTGAATTTTCAACCGGTGCAGAACATCCGGAAGAAACAATCAACTGTCGTTGTTCCTGTAAATATATTTAAAAACAATGGAGAGGTTTTACCTCTCCTTTTTATATGTCCAGAGAAGGACCTTAAACAACGCAATCAATCATTAGTGGGAGATCACTTATAAAGCGCAAAGATGGCACACAGAGAAGTGGGCATTATCAAACAAATTAAACGCAGAAAGGAAATAGGTAATAACTATGGATGAGAACACAAACGTAACAACAACTGAGACTACTAATGACGTAGTACAGACCACACCAAAGGCTGAAACATCCGCAAACGCTGATGATAAGCCTACCACACATTCAGAGAATGCGGAAGAACAGTTACAGCAGAAAATGGTGGAATTAGCCAAGCTGAAAAGAGCCTTTGATAAGGCATCAAGTGAGGCTGCTGAGTTTAAGAAAAAGTACAATGCGACTTTATCTGAACAGGAAAGAGCTTCACAGGAAAAGGCAGAAGCAGAGGCTAGGCGTGATGAACGTTTAGCGGAGTTGGAGCGAGAAAACTCGATCCATAAGTTTACGGAGAGTTTTTTGGACCTTGGATATGACAAGGAGTCAGCAATTGCGGCTGCAACAGCCCAGGTTGATAACGATGTCGAAACACTTTTCAAACTTCAGAAGAAGATTATTGATGAGAAGGTGTTAGCCAAGGAACAGGAGCTTATAAAAGATATGCCAAGAGCTAAAAGCGGTGCTTATGCTTCGATGACTAAGGATCAGATATTAGCAATTCCAGACAGAGAAGAAAGACGTAGAGCTATGGCAGAAAATTGGGATTTATTTGAAAACTAATTATAGGAGGAAACAATAATGGGTAATGTAACTACTAGCGCAGAAGATAGACTTTCAAAGTCTGCAAATTTTGCAAGAGTTCGTGAGCGTGAGTTCGTTGAGATATTCAATGGCGATATTAGAAAACTTACTGAAGCTCTTGGAGTAACAAGAAAGATTCAGAAAGAGTCTGGATCAGCTCTTAAGGTAATGAAGGTTACAGGAACACTTCAGAGTGGTTCTGTTCCAGAGGGTGAGATCATTCCACTTTCAGAGTTCCAGACAACTTGGGAAGCTGTAGGCGAGATGTCAATGGACAAGTGGAGAAAAGCTACAACTATCGAGGCTATTAATGATAAGGGATATGACCAGGCTGTAACAGCAACTACAGACAAGATGCTAAAACTTGTTCAGAGAAAGATTAGAAGTGATTTCTTCACATTCCTTGCTACAGGAACTAGAACAGCTACAGGTAATGGCTTCCAGGATACACTTGCTAACGCTTGGGGACAGCTTCAGGTAATCTTTGAGGATACTGATATTCAGTCAGTTTACTTTATGAACCCACTTGATCTTGCTGCATATCTTGGTACTGCATCTGTTTCACTTCAGACACTTTTTGGAATGACATACCTTAAGAACTTCCTTGGTCTTGGTGATGTATTCCTTAATAGTGATGTACCACAGGGCAAGATTTATGCTACAGCAAAGGAAAACATTGTTCTCTATTACATCAATATGGGTGTTGATGATATTGCTAAAGGATTTGATTTCACAACAGACCAGACAGGACTTATCGGTATTACAGAGTCAGCAGATAAGACAAGACTTACTGTAAATGATACAGTTGCTTGTGGTATCAAGCTCTTTGCTGAGAACCTTTATGGTGTAGTTGTTGGTACAATTGGAAATCAGCCATCAGCATAAGATGGATAAAGTGAGGAAATAATATGGATACAGAAACATATAATGAGATTTTGAGTTCACTTGAAACCTTGTTAGGTGTTACGGAGGAATCAGATATAGCCATATTAACAGAAGTCCTCAACGATGCAATTGCTGAGATAAAGGAGGCACGACATTATCCTAGTGATATGAGTGCTTCCGATATTGAGGCAGATATGCAGAATTACATCTCAAATGTAAAGAAACTGTCAAAATACGATTACAACCAGATAGGTGCTGAACTACAGAGTTCGCACAGCGAAAACGGAGTTAACCGTCAATATTCGGATCGTAGAAAATGCTTTGATGGCGTTGTGCCATATTGCAGACAGTTTTAGTAGATGTGCGTGTGAGGGTGTTGTGCCTTCGTGATGCCCTTATGCAAGGGTGTGTGTTATTTTTGGTGGTGGGCGGCACACTTAATAATAAGGAGAGCAGCCATATGACAATTGAAATATCTATTTTAGTTGGTATCGTATCGGTTGCTTTTGCAATATTCTTTGGACTAAAAAGCAATCGCAGAAACGATGTCAAAGACATAGAAGAAAATGCTACACGCAATGCAACAATCATCGTAAAGTTAGATACCATATCAGAAGATGTCAAAGACATAAAGAAAGATATGTCTAATATTAATGAAAAAGTTGAATTGATTGATAAGCGTGTAACTATAGTTGAGCAATCAACAAAATCAGCGCATAAGCGATTGGATGGTATTGTAGGTAATAGGGAGGACAGAGAAGATGGAGATTAATAAGGATTTCGTCAAGAAAGCCGGAATAAGAGCCATTAGAACTGTCTGTCAGACAGCCGTGGCTACTATAGGATGTGCAAAGTTGCTATCCGAAGTCAATTGGAAATATGTTTTAAGTGCAAGTATTCTTGCCGGAATATTATCTATACTGACATCCATAATTACAGGTCTACCAGAGGTTGAATAATGAGAACGCTTAAAAAAAATGAGCAAACTTTATATTATGCAAATTATGTTGGCGAAGTCCCTATATATGCCAAAGATGATGATGGTAATGTAATTACTATTACTGTTGATGGTGAAACGGAACCTGTTGTTGATTCAACTATCCAAAGTTACGGATCAGCAATCGAGTTTAAGGCTAATATCAGTTTTAATAGTGGTGAGTCTACTATGGCTGAGTATGGTCTTGATGTAGGCAAATATAATGCAGTTATAAATGCTACTAAAGGTATGTTACCTTTCAACGAGCAGACTCTTATTTGGCATACTTCTGAACCTGAATATAAAGACGGAATAGTTGTTCCTGAATCTGCGGATTACAGAGTGATAGCGATTAAGACTTCACTCAACGAGGAACGATTCATTCTTAAGAAACGTGTAGACGATGGAGAGATAAAACCTCCACCTTCAGCATAAAAGCGAGTTGATGATGAATGAGTAAAGTTATCAAAGTAAAACTAGATACGAACTCTATACAAAGTGCAATTAATGAACTTGAAGAATATCAAGATGATTTAAACAGGAAATTGTATCGTTTTATTGATGCACTTATACAAGAAGGTGTAACCGTTGCTAATGCATGGCTTGGTGCTACACAAGGCGATAGCACAGATGCAGAAATTGGTTATGGCATTAATGATGAGGGCGATATTATTTATGCAACCATCAGTTTAGAGGGACCTGATGCACTCTTTATTGAGTTTGGTGCCGGTATTGCCTATAACACAGGAGCGCAACATCCATATGCGGGAGAGTTTGGATATGGAATAGGTACTTATCCTTCTAAGCATCCACCTAACAAGGCTATTAATCCTGGAAGATGGGTATATGGTCACGATTATGATGGTGATCCACTTTGGTCTATAGGTACGCAAGCAACGATGCCTATTTATCATGCTGCAGAGAACATGAGGAATAATGCTATTAAAAAGGCGTTAGATATATTTAGGAGTTAATTATGGAACTATTACAATTAGAAAGTATTATCTTGACTCAACTAAAGGTAAGAGTACCTAAGTTGACTAACAATAAATATCCTAATATGTCATTTACTAATGAGATTAGTGATAAGACTCCTAGTTTTCCAAACGTCTATGTTATGGAGCTACAGCCTAGTGAGGTTGGTAATGACTTGGAGAATAATCAGATACACGCTTTAAGAGACACTATTCAAATTGAAGTCTCAACAAATGTTAGCAAGGCAGAAGCACGAACCGTGATGAATGCCTGTATAACGGCTATGAAGGCTTTGAGATATAGTTTGGTAGTTGATACCTACGCTAAAGTTGATAATCTTCATAGATATGTCATCCGTGTGCGAAGAATAGTCGGAAGCGGTGACACTTTTTAATACATCACAGAACTAAGCACCTTTGGGTGCTTTTTTAATACCTTATAAGGAGGAAATAATAATGGGAGCAGCAATTGATCTTTCAACAGCCGGAATCAGAATCGGTTAGTAGCATAGCCGATTTAAAATCGGACAAAATCGGTGAAACCTAAACCGGAAGGCAAGGCAATACCGAGGTAATCTTGCTGATTGCGCAAGGCAGCAAGACACCGTAGAGCGTAGGAATTGAATAAATATAATATTCCCAAGAGTGTCCGACAATCTACTACAGATTGAAAATGTACGCCGAACTTATGAGAAATCATAAGAACATAAGGATAAAAAGCCTTATGGATAACATATGTATGCATTCGAATCTTCTTCAGGATCTCGTCCAACATCAGGATATACAAACATTGTAGGTCCTAAGAGCATTCCATCTATGGATGATGCACCATCACTTCTTGATGCAACTTCTCTCAATGCTGAGAAGTATAAGAGTTATGTACAGGGACTTCGTGATCTTGGTGGTGGTGATGTAGCAATCACATTCAACTATACACAGGAGTTCTGTACAACTTGGGATGCCATCGTTGCAACAAATGAGGCAAACAAGTCTACAGGAAAGAGATGTTGGATTACATTCTACATTCCAGGTATCACAGATGCATTCTTCATGCCTGTTGATATTGTAGAGCGTGGAAATCCAGGTGCAGAGGTTGATAGTGTACTTGAAACAACAGCACACTTCATTCCTATCGGAGAACCAGGATTCTATACTGCAATAAATCCTACTGATCCTGTATCAGCTTAATAAAGGTATTGGAGTTAATACCTACTTAACACAACGGAATAACCAACTTTGAGGGTGCAATAGTTCATATCGGATTGTTGCATCCTCTTTTTTTATATTTTTATTTAACGGAGGACAAAAAAATGGCAAAGGAAACTTTAACGATTAACGGAAGAACGTACAAGGCAAAGGAATTTGATTTTGACTTTATGTGCTGCTTAGAGGAATCAGGAATCACATTACAGGAAATCGGTGAGAAGATTTTCTCTACAGTAAGATGCTATGTAGCGTATTGCATGGGGGTTGCACTTCCGGTTGCGGGCAAGGAAATTAATGAACATATCGTAAATGGTGGAACATTTGATGAGTTTACAGAGGTATTCCAGGAAAAGGCTGAAACCTCTGGTTTTTTTCGCGCAATCACAAACCAGAATGGGGAGAAGAAAACTACAAAGAGCAATACAAAGAAGAAAGCGGAAGCATCAGAGTAAGAATCTTTGAGAAATGGTTTCCAACTTGCTATCTCTACGGAATGACAGAGGAACAATTTTGGAAATCTAACCCACGCACAATTGAAGTGTGGGCTAAAGCGTGGAAAATGCGTGAAAACCGACAAAACGAGTTAACACACAGCTACGTTGGAAATTACGTTTTAAGCGCATTATTTACCGCAATAGATGGGGTTCTTAACGGACGTAAAGCAAAAGCCAAATATATCGATAAGCCTATACAACTTTTTGAGTTAACCGAAGAAGAGAAAGAAAAGGAAAAGGAAAAAGCTATTGCAGCCTTCTTAGGATGGGCGAATAGCACAAAGAATAAGTTCGGAAAGGAGGAAAAGGATGGCACAGTCAATTGATAAGATTCAAGTTGAAGTTGAAGCTACAGCCAAAGGCGCGAGTCAGGTCGTATCAAACCTTACGGATCAGTTAAAAACTCTTCAATCAGCTTTGAATAACATTGACACATCGAAATTGAACAAGGCTACAAAAAGTGCTAATACAATTAAAGTTGATACTTCATCTATGTCAAATGCCGAGAAAGAAGTTCAAGATAGTGTTAATAAAATAAAAGTATCTTTAGCTAAACTAAATACGTTAAAGAATGCAGCCCTTAGTGGCGATTCATCATCCCTTACCTCATTTAGCAGAAGAGTTTTATCAATACAGGGCGAGATTGATGGCTTAAGAGAAAGAATGAGTCAAATTGGTACAAGCGTTCCTACAACAGCTTTTACTCAATTAGATTCACAAATAGAACAAACAAAAACTAAGTTAGAAGAATTAAAAGCCAAGGAAGAGTCTATGGGCGGTACGGCTGTAGACCTTGGAGATATGGTTAAGGTTCAGGATGATATTAAAAATACCGAGACTGAACTTGATGGACTCATAGCAAAACAGCAAGAATTAATTGATACCGGAAAGGCTTATGTCGATCCACTTGCTTCGGTTAGAGACTCAGTAGATTCGGTTCAACAATCGCTTTCGGATGCAAAAGGTGAAGTTGATGCATTTGCTAGTTCTAAACCAAGTTTAGATGTAAGTAATATGACATCTGGATTATCTGATGTTGCAGATAAGGCGAAAGAAGCTGCAAGTAGTCTATGGTCTATGACTAAGAGTGGTATAAAGAGTGGTTTTAATGGTCTTAAGAGTAGTTTATCTAAGATTAAAGATACACTCACTAACATAGGAACAAAGGCATCTAATACAGCAAGTACAGGATTCAGCAAGATTCTTAAGTATGGATTTGGTATTAGATCATTATATGTACTTTTTAGAAGGCTGAGAACAGCCGTAAAGGATAGCTTTACAGAACTTCAGAATAGTGGTGCATATTATCAAACAACTAAGGCTAATATTGAAGCACTTAAGAATAGTTTGACAACACTTAAGTATCAGTTTGGTGCGGCTTTTGAACCAATATTTAATACTGTTGCTCCGGCACTTCAGACTTTGATTAATTACCTTGTTG